GTCTTATCTTTATGCTACAAGCACTTGGTGGCGGTCTTATCTCTAAGGATATGGCTATGCGTGAACTTCCATTCACAGTTAACGTCACACAAGAACTAGAAAAGATTGAAATCGAGAAGATGAGAGATTCTCTTCTTGGTTCCATTACTGCCTATACACAAGCCATTCCACAGATGGCTGCATCTGGCGGAGATGCTTCAGAGGTAGTCCGTAAAATTGCTGCGGTTATCAAAGCACGCCAAAAGGGACAGGCGCTTGAGGATGCGATTGAAGCAACCTTTGCTCCACAGCAACAAGTTCCTCCTGCTGGGGAAGCACCTATGGTTGAGCAACCGTCCCCTGCTCCCGCCGCTGCTCCAGCAGGAGGCGCTCTTCCACCTGAGGCAGCACCACAAGGTATGCCAGGTGAAGCGCCAGCAATTCAGGCACGTCCTGATATGCAAACACTTATTTCAGCACTTACATCAAGCGGTAAAGGCTCAGCAAGAGTTTCTACAACAACCAAGAGATAGCAAAGTAGGGGACAATGACAACGATTATCGGATTGGAATACGACGATAGTTGCGTCTTGGTTGCTGACAGCCAAACAACTGATGACAGTGGTTACATTTATAACCACCCTCAAGTTAAAAAGATTGCAGAAGTCAACGGCTATTTGATTGCAGGCTCAGGTGAGGTATTACCTTGCGATGTAGCACAACATATGTGGGACCCACCAACTCCTACTAAGGCTGAGAAAAAAGATTTATATCACTTTATGATTGCAAAGGCTATGCCTTCACTACGTAAAGTGTTATCAGCAAATGGCTTTAACTTTGATGAAGTAAAAACTGAACAAAGATTTCAGTTCCTTATCGCACTATGCGGTGAGATATTTGATATTGATGATTCGCTAGGTGTAAGCCGAAACGCATCTAATGTATACGCTGCAGGCAGCGGTGCGCCATACGTACTAGGAGCACTGCACGCAGGCGCAGATGCTTATGAGGCAATGGAGATTGCATCTAAATTAACTGCGTTTACCGCAGGTCCTTATCTATCCAAGACACAATTCAAACATTATAAGTAGGAGGCACCGTGACTACTGCACCAATCGAAAATCGTGGCGGGTATCAAGTTACAGCACCTCAGAACAATACTGGTGTTTCTGCTGTAGGCGGAGCAGGCTCCGCTGATGGCGTACCAAACATTGACTACACAGGTTTTGCATATGGACAGAACAAGGCAGTAAACGAAGCAGCAAATTCAGGACTTGCAATGGGACAGCAAACTCCTACTACTGGTGGTGCACCTATTGCGCTACCTGAAGTAACTCCAATTACCGCTCCTTCTTCAACACCTGAGCGTCCTATTACATACGGTATGCCATTTGGTGATGGTGCTGGAACAGAGGTAAACCCACTTCCTCAGGGTTTAACTCGCTCACAAGACCCATCACGTCAGATTATTCGTGCTATGTACCAGCAAGACCCACGCAATGAGGACCTTCGTGCCATTGTAGAAACAATGGACTTTGAAGAACAACAGATGGTGCAGTAGTGGCTGACCCTAAAAAACTTACAGGTATACTTACACAGGCTCAAATTGATGCTGAAGCAGTTTATGCTGCCGCTGCAGCAGTTAACCCTTATCAGGCTGAACTTATTAAGAAGAACGCACAGGGCAACCTTATGTCACCTGGCGTGCTTCAATCATTGTCTAAACTCGGCGTAGATGCTAAGTCTGGTGTTGCATCTAGCATTGCAAACATTGATGCTGCTACACGTGAACAGCGCACTGCAAATCAAAAAGACATTGCAACACAGCGCGAAACAGAAAAGTTTAAGGAAACTGGCAGAGGGCAACTTTGGCAAACTGTTAAAGGTTTAGTTCGTGGTGCTACTACAGTTCTTGGCACTACGTTTAACTGGATGAATGCTGGCTATCGTTCTGGCTCTGCCAGTCTTACACAGGCTGCACAAAACTTTGGTATCTCAGCATCCGCAAAAGGTCTAGGTGTTGAATCAGCACCAGTATCAAAGGAACCGATTCCTGGTGCGTTCCAGCAAACTGTTGCTGGTCAAGTAATCCTTAAGTCTATTGAAGACGCTAAGAAAGGGAAGTTTCCTGACATCCAAATGGGTGAGGGGTTCTTTCCTTCAGAAGAAGTCGGTGTAGGACACAAAGCGCGTCAAGCGTCATTGAGTGCAGCAAAGATTGCCATCCGTAACTCTGACGGCAAGATTATCGGCTACCGTCCTCGCACACTTCTTGGTGATACATACTCAAATCTTTTTACTCTTGGTAATCCAGAGTCACGAGCAGGTGCAAATATTGCCCTAGTAGCAGATATTGCTGGCTCATTTTTATTTGACCCAGGCTTGTCTCGTGCTAAGGACATCAAAGAACTTCGCAAGTTAGCACAGCAACAGCAAGCAGAGGGCGCTCTTAAGGCTGCTGCTGAGACTATGGACCGTCTCAATAAACTTGAAGAGGCTGAAAAGGCTGCAACAGAAGCCGCTAATTTACTACGTAAACAGTCTGATGAACTTAAGAAGTTTGATATTGACAGTGCAGCAAAGACAGCAGCCGATGCTCGCGCTGCAGCATCTGGCAAAGCGGAAGATACAATCAAGGCTTCAGTTAGCGTGCGTGTAGCACAGGCTAGACTTGATGAAATCTCTGCATCTAAGGCTCAACTTATTGAAAAAGCCAATGCTGCAACAGAATCACGTAAGGCTTTAGAGCAAGCATATAAGGCTCCTAAGGTTGTTGAGCGCACAGAGAACGCTTTGATTAAGCAGAACAAGCAACTGCAACAAATCAAGCAAGAAATTTCTGATGCTGTAGCAAAGGGTCGTGTACCAATGTACACAGCGGATGACCTAGATAATCTACAAGCATCAATCAAATCGCTAGAGGACCAGTTATCTGCAGCCAAGGCTGCGTTACCAGAGAATCCAGTAACACCTGATGCAATCCTTGCAGCAAAAGAACTTGAGAAAAAGTCAAAGGCTTTTGTTAAGGAAGCAAATGAGGCTGAAAAGTTTTCTATCAAGCAGGTCGCAGAGCGTGAGCGTACTCAGCGCATAATGGAAGCAGCACGTGAGCGTGCTATGAGAGATACAGTTAAGGCTAAGAAGTCTGAACGTAGCCTTTCTGAAAAACTTTCTGATGCAACATTAAGTCTCAAGGACAAGCGTAAGGCTTGGGAGATTGAAGTACAGCGTCTTGCTAATATTAACCAGACACTTGAGCGTCCAGAGTTTGCTTATCAGCGTATCGCTGAGTTCTTAACCAGTGGTCACGGAACTGTTGCAGTCGACAAACTCGTTGAGATGACAGACTGGAAGCAAATCTGGCGTAAGGCTGATGGTCGCATCACTCACGATGTAGCCAGGGCTTTGGCTGATGCTAAAACACAAGATGATGTTGTTGATGCCTTAGCACCTTATCTACTTAAGGGTGACATTCAGGCTGGCGCATTAAAGCCAGGCATTCTTTCTCGTGCTGGAATCAAGGCTACAGAGCGCACAAAGTTTGCAATGCCGATGGTTCGTACACTTCAGGGTGTAGGGGCACGAGTTCAGTCTCGCTTTGGGGAACACGGTAAAGTCGCAGCACTCTTTGAGGGCTTCTTGGCTGGAGCAAAGGCTCCTATTACTATCGCTAAGCCATTTGTACAGCGTGGTTATCAGACCAAGGTTAAGGCTGGCTCAATTGTAAACGTACACGATAGAGAAGAACTTCTACGTGCAACAGAAGATTTCGGTGTAGCAGCCAAACTTGACAGAAAAGTTCTTGACGAAATTATTGATGAGATTGCAGATGCTGCAACCCACTCAGTTGCTGGCTATGCAGCCTCAGTTAAGTTGATGAAGGCAGTCTTTAACCAGTACTCTGACAAGATTCCTGCACATATGAAGGATACTTTCCAGAAGTTCACGACTTCATTTGAGTCTTCAGCGGAGCAGATGTCTTCCTATTGGGCTAAGCGCCATATTGCTGGGGCAGAACTTAAGTACATAAACCTTAAAGGTGAAAGCGTAGTCCTTCCTGGACCACACCTATCCTCTGAATTACTCAACTCAACAGTTTACTTCCCACCCGTTTCTGAGTTACTACGCGTAACCAGTAAGTTGGCTAAGTATAAGACACTGGCTAAGGGTGAGGAAATTGGTGATTTGCTTATCGGAAACTTCTGGAAGAAAATCCAGTTGGTTCGCCCAGCATACATCATCCGTAACATTGCAGAAGAGCAGATTCGTGTAACCGCACTAGGTCACATCTCATTCTTTAATAATCCAGGTATGGCTTTGGCTATGTGGCTTGGACGTGAAGATGGGAAGAGTTGGCGTAAGGTCCTTAATAGTTTCGACAACTATCGCCATACAGTCTTTGATGAGACATTCTCGACTGGTGATGATGCTGTAGATATTCTCAATGAGACAGCAGCAATGCGTGCTAAGAACTCATATGTAGATATGATGAACTCAGGCAGAGGCGGAGCCTTTGATGAGCGCGACTTTAAGGTTCTACAATTTAAGAATGTTGGAGCCGTAGGTTTTGGACATAAGAGATTCTTTGATGGCATTGCAAATCAATTGCGTATGCTCAACTCAGATATATTTGCTCGCGTTGTAGCAGGCTTTGATACTCCACAGATTAAGGCAGCACTGGCTAAAGGTCAGTTCCGCCAGGATGCAGTAGTAGATTACTTCCTATATGGTCCTGGTCGCAAGGATTTAGACGCATTCGCTGAGTCAACACCAGATAAGTTTAAGGCGTTTATCAAGACTCCTGAAGGACTTAAGAATTATCTATACACTGGCAAGAACCCAAAGGGCGAAGATATATCTTTGCTTGCTCGTATCACAGAAACAACAGGTGGCAATAAGTCACTTATGGAAATAGTGGCTAGAGGCAAGACTTCTGTTGGTAGTATGGAGTTCAGAATCCCACGTGCAACCGATGAGGCTATCAATTCGATAACCAACTCCAAGCAAATGCGTGGTGGCAAGAAGGCTCTGCTAGAAGAACAGGCTAAGTTTGCTAGAAACCTACGAGACACATTCTCAAAGGCTGGAAATTGGGACGATGTTCTAGTAAATGTTCCATCTAAGAATTTGGCTTACGTCGAATCTGGTATGGATAAGCGTACTTTTGTAGATTGGTTCTTTGACAAGGCTACAGAATTTGAAAAGAATTCTACTTTTGGTCCAGAGTACCGTCAGGCTTACTGGGATGCTATCAATCGCATAGCAAAAACCCTTGACGCTAACGCTAAGGCTCAACTTCTCAAGACCGCACAAAGTTCGTTGAACCCATTGCAGAAGGCTGGGCTACCAGCACAAGATGCGGCAGCCAAAGTTGTCGGTCAAGATGAAATTATCAAAATGCTTAACAGCCAGCGCATTAAAGGCTTTACAGCAGAGGGATATGCGACTAGACTTGATTCACTTGTTGATTATCAAAGTGGCTCTGGAAGTTATAGCCTAGTAAACAGTATTCTGCGTGGTGAGATTAAAGCATCAGCCAAAGAAATGGCTAAGGCTAATAAGATTACCGACGATATTGATGCCCTAATTAGTCGTGCACCTAAACTTGATAAGTCAATTATTACTTATCGTGGCGTGTCTGGCAAAGATGCAGTTGAAAAACTCCTTAACCTTAAGGCTGGAGATACTTTTGTAGACAATACATTCGTATCAACTGACCTAAACGTAAACATTGCTAAGCGATTTGCAAAGCAAGATGGTGTTATCATTGAGATTGTTAACCCTGCTGGAACAAAGGGAATCTTCCCGCTTGGATTCAGAACAGATGTTAATGGAGAACTACTAAGAGGTGGTCAAGCAGAAAGCGAATGGCTTCTTCCACGCAACACCACATTCCACGTAACAGAGGTAGTTGGCAATAGAGTTAAGGTTACATTAAACCCTAATCTTGGTGGCACAATAGGAAGTAAGCACCCAGTATGGAATGCTTTCAAGGCTGCCGATGGTAATGGTCCACTATCTATCGAAGATGCACACGCATATGCAGACACTTATGCACGTAACCACGTCAAGGGTCTGTTCTATAATGCACACGAGAAGCGACTTATCTTCCATCAACTACGTTTGATTGCGCCGTTCGCAGCAGCCTGGGAGAACACCTTACGTAAATGGGGCGAACTTGGTACCGAGAACGTCAGCAATGTATATAAGGCTGTCAAAGCCCTTGAATGGGCACAAAAGCCAGAGTCATCATCAATTTACTTGATGACAGACTCAGAGGATTACTACGACCCTAACCAGGGATTCTTCTTTACCAATCCTGATTCTGGTCAGCGTCAATTCTTTGTACCATTTGCTGGAACTGTTATGGCTAAGTTGGCTAAGACTATGACAGGTGCTAACTATTCAGGCGCACCTATTGCATTCTCTGCTAACCCAATGTCATTTAACTTCGCCTTTGGTGCAGGTACATTGCTTCCAGGTATTGGTCCTGGTGTAACCCTGCCAATCAGCGCACTTGCTACATTTAATAATAACTTTATTGACAATATGCCAATGGGTATCCAGAAGTGGTTATTCCCATTCGGACGTGCAGACTTTACTGGTGGATTGCAGACAGCAATTCTTCCTGGTAACTGGAATAAGATTATCGGTGGAATCACTGGTATGGAGCAGACATATGCTTCCAACTTCAAACCAGTAATGAACTATCTTGCATCAGGTGGTAACTATAACCTAGATAATCCTGATGACCAAGCACGTCTTGTACGCGATACAGATACATTCTCTCGCTGGGAATCTATTATGCGCGGCGTTATTGGTCTTGTATCTCCTATGGGTCTACTCCAGAATGGTCTTGCCAAGGACAAGGATGGAGATACAACCCTCCAGACTGCACTATATGAGGACTTCCAAACCATCTATCAGAACAATGATGGCGACTGGAACAAGTCTTGGTATGACTTCTTGAACCTATACGGTCCATCACAAGCATTTGCACTTATCACAGCAAGTGCTGGCAATGGTCCATCTAACTGGGATTCATATAACTTTGTGGTATCTAACCCTGACGTAGCATCTAAGTACAAAGATGTCTGGGGTTATGTGATGCCAGGTGGTGGTTTATCTACAGAAATGTACCAGTGGAATCTAGTCCACGATACAAAGAAGAAGTTAACTCCACAAGAGATTCTTGACAAGGTTAATAACCAGCGTTTCTACGCTGCACGTGATGCTCTTATGACTCGTGTTGACTCAGGTGAACTGGATAAGAACCAGTATTCCGAGGCTCTAAGTTACCTAAAGGAATCTATGGGCGGTGGTCCAGTAGTTGAGTTCGACCCTAACAAGCGTGCTCGAATCATCGACCAACTAGAGAACCTCACACAAGACGAACGCTTCGTAGACCTACCTTCAGTTGTGGCACTACGTGACTATATGGCTCTACGCCAGGTAGCACTAAACAACCTAGGCAAGAAGAAGTTTACTGGGGCAAAGTCCGAACAAGCAGAACGTGACTGGCTTGCAGCCCAAGCAGAATGGGTTATCGAAGCAAATCCAGATTTTCAGAAGATGTTCTATGCATTCTTTGCAAACGAATTGGAAGGTAAGTAATGGGTTCACCACAGAATACACAGGCAACCCCAACTAATCCAGTGCCTGGAACTTTATCTCCAAGAGCGCAGGAAGAAATTGCAGCCCGTGCAGGTAAGACAGCGGCTGGCTCATCTACCACATCCAAAGGGATTATTACTGGGGTATCACGTGGTCAAGATGCAGAAGGAAAGCCAATCACTGGTGTAATCTACAAGCCAGGCTTCGAGCAGTCTTATATTAAGAACCTTCCACCTCAGGCGCGTATCGCTTTGCAGAAGAGAATGTTCGCAGCAAAACTATATCCAGAGAAGTTTACTCCTACATTCGATGGTATGGTCACACCAGAGGACTTTACTGCTGTCGCTAAACTCGTTGCAGTTGGCGAGCAAAAAGGTCTTGGCGATATTAATGCTGTACTTGATTTGGCTAAGACTGACAAGAAGGTTGCTTCTTATCTTAAGACTGGTGGTTATGCTAAGACAGGTCCAGTCCTTACAGACACTACAGAGGCTAAGTCTAATCTTAACGACTTCTTCCTTAACCTATTTAATGAGAAGCCTAGTGCTGCAGAAGTAAAGGCTTATCAGAACGCTCTTAATGCTAGAGAGAAGACCGTCAAGGGCGGTATGACAGCCCAAGAACGCGAAGATATTATTATGTCTATCGCCAATAAGCGTCTATCTAACCTTACTGCTAGTGCCCTAAAGGGCGACGTTCTTGCTGCAGATAAGTTGGATGAAGGTCAACTAGGTAAGAGAGTCCGTGAGATTCGTGCACAGTACGAAGAAAACGGAATCCCTGTCAGTGATAGGACTGTATATAACCTAGCAGGTAAGTCATTCCGCAGCCCTGAGGCTTGGGATACTATTCAAGATGATATTAATCGCAGTGCTGCTATGCAGTGGGGTAAGGCTGCAGAGGGATTAAAGCCTGGTCAGACCGTACGTGCCCGCATCCAACCATATATCACAATACGTTCACAGATTCGTGGTATCCCTGAAGACCAGATTAAGACACAGGATATGACAGACATTATGAATCCTGATGGCACACTAAAAAATGTCAATGATTACAAGGCTATTCAGTATAAGAGCGATGACTACTTGGGTAGTGATACATACAAGAACGTCGTACTCAATGACACCCGAACCGTACTACGCAACTTTGGAGTGATGTAATAATGGCGATAAAGTATGAGTCTGGCGGTTCTGGTAAAAATTTATCTGCAGCAGAGATAGCAGCACAGGTTGCCGCAGCAAAGGCTGCTGCTGGTGTGCCCCTAAATACCACAATGAAACCAACAGTAACTATTGGTGGAGCACCAGCGGGATATGCACCAGTAGAAAGTATGCAACCTACGGTAACAATTGGTGGCGCACCTGCAGGATATACAGCGACTACAACTCCTAACTACATAACAGGAGCAGGAGTACAGGGAACTCCAGCATACGTTGAGCCAGCAAAGCCTAACTTTATTACTGGTCAGGGAACTGGTGCGCCAGCACCTGCACCTGCACCCGTACCTACTGGGAAAACAGTTGTCAATCGTGTAGTTAATCCAGATGGAAGTGTCACTATTACCTACAGTGATGGTTCATCTGAGACTCTTGGCGGTCCAGTAAAGGGCAGCAAGAGTTCATCATATGATGCAGCAAGTGACACAATCCTTGCACAGACTCTTTCATCATATGGACTAGAAGGAGTAGCGGCAACTATTGCTAAGATTCGTTCTGAATATCCAGAGATTTCTAGCGACCAATTGCTCACTCTTCTTAAGAATGATTCACGTTACAACGCTGAATACAATAAGCGTTTCGCTGGCAATGCTAAGTTAAAAGCAGCAGGATTACCTACCCTTGATGATGCTACATACCTCAAGGCTGAGGATGAATATAGGAAGATTTTTACAGCATACGGTGCTACAACACTAGCCAACCGCGATTACTATGCAACTCTTATCGGTAATCGTATGGACGCAGTAGATGTTACTGACCGTATGAATCAGGCTTATGCTCGCCTACAGGCAGCACCAGAAATCAAGAAGGCTTTCCAAACATTCTATTCTGCAGCAACAGAGGGCGACATCCTCGCTGCAATCCTAGACCCATCAACACAGTTGCCTATACTTCAGAAGAAGGTAGCAGCAGCAGAGATTGGTGGAGCAGCACTTGCTCAGAACCTACGCACAAGCCTAGCAACTGCAACAGAACTTGTTGGTCTTGGTGTCACACAGGCTCAAGCACAGGCTGGATACTCAACAATTGCACAGGCACTTCCTACTTATGAGAAGTTCCTTGAGATGCGTACTGGTCAAGATGTAGAGACTGCAGATGCACAAGCACTCCTCGAAGAATCAAAACTCAAGAGGAAGGCTAGGGCTATACAAGAAGAGCAGATGGTAGTTGGAGAAGAGATTGGTCGATTCTCTGGTGCTACTGGACGCCTAGCATCTAAGAGTAGAGCGCAAGGCTTAATCTAAAACAGAATCCTGAACGGACCGACCAGCCCCGTCAGTGTAACAGACTGGTAGCAAGAGCCAGAACAATTCCCCGATTGTCAACTGTGGCTTGCGAACTAACTAATAGAGAAGGGTGGCAGTTGCTATGAGCAACAACTACTGGGATGACGAAGACGATGACGACCTCGATGTCGAACAACCTCAATCTGGAGACGATGCAATGCGGAAACTTCGCAAAGCAAAGCGTGCAGATGAGAAGCGAATCAAGGAACTCACCGAGCAACTTGAGACTTTAACCAAGACGCAGCGTGAGCGCACCGTCAAGGAAGTCCTAGAAAAGAAGGGTGTGAATCCTAAAGCAGTACGACTAATCCTCAAGGACATCGACGATGTATCTGAAGAGTCAGTGAATAACTGGCTAGAAGATAACGGAGATTTGTTCGGGCTTACTCCTACTCAGGATGCACCGCAAGCAAGTGAAACAGACCGTGCTGCATTACGTCAGCAGGATGTAATCACCCAGGGTGCACTAACACCCGACAGAGCAGAAGACTTAAATCTAAGAATGGACCAGGCAGATAACCTGGAAGATTTCTTGAACGTCATCCGTTCGCAATAACAAACTAATCATAGTTTCTAACACTTAAAGGAAAATAACCTAAATGGCAAACGCATTTACATCGACAGGTTCCTCCACACTCGGAGGTACCGCTGGTGCTGCAGGTCTTGTCCAAAAGGCTTATGACCGTCTCTTGGAGTTCGCACTCCGTTCAGAGCCACTCATTCGCTCAGTAGCCGACAAGCGCCCAGCACGTCAAGCAATTCCAGGTTCAACTGTAGTTCTACAGAAGTACGTTGACCTTGCTGCAGCAACAACTGCACTTACAGAAGATACAGACCCAGATGCAGTAGCATTGTCTACACCAACATCTGTCACAATCACACTTGCAGAGTACGGTAACTCAGTCCTCGTAACACGTGCGCTTGAACTCTTCTCACTTGCAGATGTTGACCCAGCAATTGCTAACATCATCGCATTCAACCTCGCTGATTCAATCGATTCAGTTGCAATGACAACACTTCGTGGTGGCTCAAACGTCATCTACTCAGGTTCAACTGCTACATCAACAGCAACAATCACAGCAGCAGCAACTCTTTCATCTGCTAACGTTCGTAAGGCAGTTGCAAAACTCCGTGCTAACAAGGCTACAGGACGTAAGGGTTCACTCTACTGGGCTGGTATCCACCCAGAAGTTTCACACGACCTCCGCGCTGAGACAGGTTCAGCAGGATGGCTCCTTCCAAACCAGTACGGCTCATCACAGGACCGCATCTGGGCAGGAGAAATCGGAACATACGAAGGTGCATACTTCGTAGAGTCTTCACGTCTCTACAATGCAACCGACGGTGCTTCATCTGCACGCAACTACCGCACAATTATCTGCGGTCAGCAAGCACTTGCAGAAGCAGTGGCAGAAGAGCCACACGTAGTAATCGGACCAGTAGTTGACAAGTTGATGCGTCACCGCCCAATGGGTTGGTACGGCGTACTCGGCTTCGCACGCTACCGCGAAGAGGCACTATACCGAATCGAATCAGGTTCATCAATCGCTTAGTTGATTGACGGGTGGGGCTAGGGAAACCTAGCCTCATCAGTAAGTTCACTAAGGAGAACAATGACAACTTATACATTTAGAGGACCTACCGTTGAAGAGGGTCCAGCAGGCGGTCATCGACTCTTCTACTTCTACAAACTCAAGAGAGGTATCACTGTCGTTAAGTCAGGTGCTACCTACTCAACTTTGAGATATGCAGTGGACGAAGACCTTCTCGACTACGACGCAGTTTATCGTGGTGGGTATGACTACACAGTAAGTGAGGCAACAAAGGCTGAGTTAATCGCTGCAGGGATTGGCGTAACAGAGGCTAACTTTACAGCACAGTAGGGGACACAATGAATCTACACCAGATACAAAAGCATCCTGAGTATGTCGAAGGTTGCTTTGGTTGCAAGATAGGAACTCTTGAACTAGGTACAGGGGACGCGACTAGAGACATTCCAGATAAGAAATGGAACTCTGAGTTACAGGCTTACCGAGATGCAAGAGCACAAGGAATTCAACCAGCAGGCACAACACGTGCCCACGTTGAAGCAGCATACGAAGCGTCAGCAACATTGGGCAAGGCGTACAACGCAGAGACAATGCCAAAGACAAAAGATATAAACAAGAAGACAACCGAAGTACTCAAGGAAATAGGAGCAGTATAATGCCAAAGGTCGGAAAGAAAAAGTTCCCATACACAGCAGCAGGTAAGAAGGCAGCAAAGAAGGCTGCTTACAAGATGGGCGAGAAGATGGAATCCAAGTCTGAAAAGATGATGGAAATGAAAAAGGGTATGAAGAAGATGGGNNAAGAAGTAATGCCTAACCCAACACCTAAGCCACCTGTCAAGACTTCTCCTAAATTGACAGTCGAGCAGCGTAAAGCGCAAGAACGTGCTCGTATTAAGAAACTTCAGGAAGCAGAACGCGCAAGACTCAGCCCTTGGAATATGACTCCAGCAGAGAAGGCAGCATTCCTTGAGCGAGGAAGAATGGGCTACTAATGAAGGCTAAGAATAAAGTCGCCAAAGTTATGGGCGAGTTTAAGCGTGGCACTCTTCACGCAGGCAAAGACCCAAAGGGTCCAAAGAAAGCAAAGATTGTTAAGAGCAAGAAGCAGGCTATTGCTATCGCACTTAGCCAGGCAGGGAAGGCAAAGAAGAAGTGACAGACCCAAGACTAAAGCGAGCAGGAGTATCAGGCTTCAACAAGCCAAAGCGTACGCCTAACCACCCTACCAAGTCACACG